CCATCTAGACAACAGATTAATCCACCCCCATTAAGGAAGATTACCGACTTCAAGAGTAAGTTAACGGGTGGTGGCGCACGCGCCAATCTCTTTGAAGTCGTTCTTCAGTTCCCAGATGCTGCGGCACCTGATTCAGTAGTTCTTGAGAAATCAAGATTCCTGGTGAAGGGTGCCAACCTTCCTGCATCCAATGTTGCCCTCATTGAAGTTCCTTTCAGAGGTAGAACACTGAAGATTGCTGGTGATCGCACCTTCGACACCTGGACTATCACAATTATCAATGACACTGATTTTGCTATTCGTTCCGCCTTCGAGCGTTGGATGAATACAATCAATCGTGTTTCTGATAACACTGGTTTGACAGATCCAGCAACGTATCAAGCAGATGCTTACGTTTATCAATTAGATCGTGACGGTTCTACTTTAAGATCCTATCGCTTCTACGACGTATTCCCAACTGCTGTTGCACCAATTGATCTTTCCTATGATCAAGGAAATGCAGTTCAAGAGTTTACTGTTGAACTTCAAGTCCTCTATTGGGAAGCATCTAAGGGTACTGGTGCTAATGCTGGTGGTGAAGACATCAACTAAATAGAAGAAGGAAAAAGACACTTTAACTTATTATGGCCAAACTTTTTGGTTTTAAAATTGACGGTAATCAAGCCAAATCACCTTCGGTTATCTCCCCCGTTCCTCAAACTAATGAGGACGGGGTTGATAATTATGTTTCTAGTGGATTTTATGGGTCGTTTATCGACATCGAAGGTGTTTATAAGACAGAGCATGATTTAATAAAAAGATATAGAGAAATGTCTCTCCACCCCGAAGCGGATGGAGCGATTGAAGATGTTGTTAACGAAGCAATCGTTAGTGATTTGTATGACTCTCCAGTAGAGATTGAGTTATCAAATCTCAACGTCAGCGAACCTCTCAAAATGAAAATTAGAGAGGAATTCAAGTATTTAAAAGAGATCTTAGATTTCGATAGAAAAGCACACGAAATCTTTAGGAACTGGTATATTGATGGAAGGGTATATTACCTGAAAGTTATTGATATGGCAAATCCCCAAGCAGGGATTCAAGAGTTGAGATATATTGATCCTCTTAAGATGAAGTATATTCGTCAAGAGAAGAAAAAAGGAAATAAGTATGATATTGGTGCAGTAAGAGTTAATGGTGCTCCACAACAAGAAGTAGATCAATATAAAGGTCCAGAGTTTGAAGAGTTTTTCCAATATACTCCATCACCAAACTATCCAACAACCACGATGGGTAGAGGTGCAACCAAGTCAATCAAACTTGCAAAAGACTCTGTAACTTATTGTACTTCTGGTCTGGTAGATAGAAATAAGAATACGGTTCTTTCATATCTCCACAAAGCAATCAAATCACTCAATCAACTTAGAATGATTGAGGATTCTCTGGTTATCTACAGATTATCCAGAGCACCAGAACGTCGTATTTTCTATATTGACGTTGGCAATCTTCCTAAAGTAAAAGCAGAGCAATACCTCAAAGAGGTCATGTCTCGCTACAGAAATAAACTTGCATATAATGCTCAGACTGGAGAAATCCGTGATGATCGCAAGTTCATGTCCATGATGGAGGATTTCTGGTTACCACGTAGAGAAGGTGGTCGCGGAACTGAAATCACGACTCTGCCTGGTGGTCAGAATCTTGGTGAACTTGCTGATATTGAATACTTCCAAAAGAAACTGTATCGTTCTCTTGGAGTTCCCGAGTCTAGAATTGCTGCCGATGGTGGTTTCAACCTTGGGCGTTCTTCTGAGATTCTTCGTGATGAACTGAAGTTTGCTAAGTTTGTTGGTCGTTTGAGAAAGCGTTTCTCTCAAATGTTCAATGATATGCTCAAGACTCAACTGATCTTGAAGAACGTAATTACACCCCAAGATTGGGAATATATGAGAGATCATATCCAATATGATTTCTTGTATGATAACCAGTTTGCAGAACTCAAAGAATCTGAACTGGTCCAGAACCGTCTCGGTCTTTTAGCAACTATCGAACCATATATTGGTAAGTTCTATTCAACAGAGTATGTTCGTAAGAGAATCTTACGTCAAACTGACTCTGAAATCATTGAACTTGATATGCAGATCGAAGATGAAATTATGAAAGGTATCATTCCTGATCCTTCAACAATTGATCCAGTAACTGGTCAACCATTACCACAAATGGGTGAAGGTGATCCTATGGCAATGGGTGATGTACCAGTAGAAGAAGATCTTGAAGGAGAGGCACAAGCAGTTGATGCCCAGTATCAAAAAGATACCAAGAAGGCTGAGTTATAAATAAGTTATATTAATAAATTGAAAATTTTATGGAAGATGTCGTCGATTTGATCGCTACTGGTGCAAAATCAGCAGAAGTTAGCGATAAAATGAAAGAAATTCTGTATGCAAAAGCAGCAGAGCGAGTTGATATCGCAAGACCATATGTTGCTAATGCAATGTTTGGTCAAGAGTTTGAAGTTCCAACAGAAGACGAAGTAGATACCGAAACTGAAGCAGAAGCAGAGGTTGAGGCAGAAACAGAAACTGAAGTTGGTGACGAAGTTGAAACTGAAACTGATACGGAAGAGGAATCTGAGTAATGGCATACGTCCGTCACGACGAAAACTGTAATCCTGTCAATCCACAGCCAGGAAAAACATCTGTCACTCAATTTGGTGGCAATGAAGGTTGGTCAAGTATTACCTACGAAAACTTCAACGCGGACTATCAAGCCCGCAATGCAGATAATACAACCAGAACTCCTGGAACATATCAAGCAAGAAATGCTGATAATTCTCCCAGGACACCTGGAACATATCAACGTCATGACGAAAACTGCAATCCAGTAACAGGTTAAAAAAATGAAACTTATCACAGAAGAAGTAACAAACGTAGAAATTATTACCGAAGGTAAGGGTTCTAATAAGAAACTCTATATCGAAGGTGTATTCCTTCAAGGTGAACTCAAGAACAGAAATGGGAGAATGTATCCTATTTCAACCCTTTCTAAAGAAGTAAATCGCTATTGCGAAACCTTCGTCAATAAGGGTCGTGCTCTTGGAGAACTGGGTCACCCTGATGGACCTACTGTAAACCTTGATCGCGTTTCACATAAAATTACTTCTCTGGTACAAGAAGGTAATAATTTTAAAGGAAAGGCACAAATCCTTTCTACTCCTATGGGTAAGATTGCATCTTCTCTTCTTGATGAAGGTGTAAAACTTGGCGTTTCTTCTCGTGGTGTTGGTTCACTCCAAACCACAAGTGAAGGATGCAAAATCGTTGGTGAAGATTTTCAGTTAGCAACTGCTGCTGATATCGTCGCTGATCCTTCCGCTCCTGACGCTTTTGTCAATGGAATCATGGAAGGAAAAGAGTGGATTTGGGAAGGTGGAATCCTTCGCGAACAACTCGCAGAAAGAACCGAAAAGGCGATCAATACACTCGTCGGTCAAAGACAACTTGAAGAGAAAAAATTGGAACTTTTCAACAATTTCCTCTCAAGTCTTTGAATTATAAATAAATGTATGTAATTAATTAAATTAATCACATATTTCAAATGTCCGTTGGTAACAATTTACAAGAAATGGAAAACGTAGTAACCAAAGGAGCTGCTGCTGCTGAACCAATGACTTCTGCTGGTATTCCAGTTGAAGATCTCGGCGGTCCTACTCCTGAAAATTCAAGCCCATTCGATGACTCGAATGCACTCGCAACCCCAGGTAAAACTCTCAAGCAAGTAAAAGACGTAGTCAATGCTAAGGCAATGGCTGGCGATGCTGGTACTGCTAAGGAAGAAACTGAGGTTGATGAGACTCAGGAAGTAGTTTCTGAAGAAGAAGCAACCACTGATGAGGTTGTTTCAGAAGAGGAAGTAGCAGCTGAAGAAGTTGTTGCCGAAGCGGAAGAGGAAATTACTGAAGAAGAGACCATCGATATCGAAGCAGATGTTCAGGCACTGCTCGAAGGCGAAGAGCTCTCTGAAGAGTTCCAAGACAAAGCACGCACCATCTTTGAAGCAGCGGTTAAAACCAAAGTTGCTGAAATGAAGGATGCACTTCACGAAACCTATCAGAATGCTCTGGTAGAAGAAGTTTCTTCAATCCGTGAAGAGCTTTCCGAGCGTGTTGACTCCTACCTGGAGTACGTTGCTGATGAGTGGTTCCAAGAGAATGCACTCGCAGTAGAAACTGGACTTAAGTCCGAAATTACTGAATCCTTCATCACTGGTATGAAGGGACTTTTTGAAGAACATTATGTAACCATCCCTGAAGAAAAATATGATGTTCTTGAGAGCATGGTAGATAAACTAGATGAAATGGAAGGTAAACTCAACGAGCAGATCGAACGTAATGTCGCTCTGAATCGTAGATTAGCAGAATCCTCCGCAGATGGCGTTTTCGCTACTGTTGCTGAAGGTCTCGCAGACACTCAGAAGGAAAAACTCGCTACTCTCGCAGAAAATGTTGAGTTTGAAAGTGAAGCAGACTATCGTGAGAAACTGGTAACTCTGAAGAAGTCTTACTTCCCAGAGCAAGCTGGTACTCCAAGCACCTCCGAGAATCTTTCAGAAGAGGTTTCTACCAACGAGGTAATCTCGGAAGAGGTTTCCCCAATGATGCAAGCCTATCTGCAGACTCTCTCCAGAGCTGCTAAAAAGTGATTTTTAAATTATAAATTCAAACTAAACATTTAGAGGTTTAATTTCAAATGCAAATGCCTAACACAGAGGCTCTGCAGGAGAAGTGGGCACCCATTCTCGATTATGAGGGAATGGATCCTATTAAGGATTCCCACCGTAGAGCTGTTACCGCAGTTCTCCTGGAGAACCAAGAGAATACACTCAAAGAAGAAAGAGAATTCCTTTCCGAAGGACCTACCAACGCAGTTGGTAACGGCGGTTATACTTCCGCTGGCGGTCAAACCGTTGC